AAATCATTGATTTTTATTCTACGGCATTCATTCGAGGAACAAACATCAACAACACCATCTTGATTGTTGATGAATGTCAGAATATGAGCATGATGGAACTTCATTCCATTATCACTCGCGTAGGCGTCCACTCCAAGATCATATTTTGTGGAGATTTCAGACAGGATGATTTGAGCAGCAAGAGATTTAATGAAGAGTCTGGATTGATTTCATTTATGAGAATTCTTAGATCAATGGAATCCTTTGACATCATTGATTTTAAGGTATGTGACATCGTTAGGTCGGGTCTAGTTAGAGAGTATATCGAAGCAAGAATCAAATTAGGATACGATTGATAATGAAATTTAATCATGTAGAGTTAGTGAAATCGATTGAACATATCGAAAGCACGACATCACCGGATGGGGTCAGATTTTATACAACTCCATCCGGTGATCAATATCCATCCATCACGACCGTCATTGGCGCATTGCCAAATCCTGCATTGGACAAATGGAGAGAGAGGGTTGGTGACAGAGAGGCGGCAGCAGTGGCCGTAAGAGCCTCTAGAAGAGGCAACACCATACATAAGCTATGTGAGGATCATTTAAATAATGTGCCTTCTGTAGCGGCTTATATGCCGCGTGACATTGCTATATGGGAAAAGATTAGACCGATCCTCAATCAATATATCAACAACGTCGTTGCACAAGAAATTGCGCTATATTCCGATCATTTAGGTGTTGCGGGACGTTGTGATCTAGTCGCTGAATTCGATGGCAAATTATCGATCATCGATTTCAAGACATCCTTACGGATCAAGCAAAAGCGGTTCATCAAAAAATATTTTGTTCAAGAATGCGCCTATGCCATCATGTTTGAAGAGCGAACTGGAATTCCAATCAACAGATTGGTGACAATCATTGGGGTTGATGATAAAAAACCACAAATTTTTGTTGAAAAAAGAGACACTTGGGTTCCTGATCTATTAAAAACCATCGATTCTTATAAAAGTCTCTTGACATCCAAGGCATAATTTCGTATATTAATTTTGTTGGAGAGAAATCCTTTTCGAAAGAGTGATGATGTCCAAGACTTCTTTGATCAAGACCGTTTCCGAGAGTGAAGCGAAAATTCACATAAATTCATTAATGCCTGATGGTCGATCAGTTCAGCATCTTGAATCTTCAATTGATGGTATATCTTCTCCTGTCATGTATATCATTGATGATAAAAAGTTTTATTATGCTGTCAATGAAGAACGCACTAGATTCATCCTTACGGAGTACGTAGAATGATTAAAATTTATAGTAAACCCGGTTGCATTTATTGCACCATGCTCAAGAAAGAATTGACTGATCGATCAATGCCATTTATGGAAACCATTGTTGGCGTAGATATGACCCATGAGAATTTCGTTGCGGCCTATCCATCAGTCAAGACTGTTCCATTTATGGTTATGTCTGATGGAACCACATACAACTACACAAGTTTCATAGAGGAATTCAAATATGATAGATGAACCTTCCATCGGAGATAAAACCCTTGACAATTTTTAAATCAAAATAAAATGGTAAATAGTATATCATTTATGAGCAGCGCGGCCATTATGCCGGATTATATGCTGTTCCGTATATGCACACATTACCCGCCTTTCCAAGAAAAAAAACTATATCGCTTGATGATTTTATTGTAGTTGGATATCGATAAAACCCTTGACAATGATATAAACAAGTGCTATATATACTATGTAATCGTTTGATTGCAATCTGAAGGCCAATAACACTCCGGGGCAGTGCCGGACGGCTCCACCATATATACACATTGTAAATGAAGTGTGTATATGTTGGGGCCGAAACAGGGATCGACTATTGGAAACATGATTGTGAGAGATTGCCGGGATGTAAGCGCCGTTACCGCGAACACAAAAAGAGAAGCAAACGATAATGCATCTTATGAGGATATGCGCCTAGCGGCGTAATGTCTTCGGGGTTCGAGAGGCACCTAGCAACAGAAGCCTCTCACTAATTTTTAAATATGGAGAATGAATATGACCAAGCGACAAGAAATTGAAACTATCGTTGTTCGTGGCACCAAGCAGCAAATTTTTGAACGATCCGTTGCTGGAGTTTATAATCAGGGTAAAAAGTCCGTTGCAAATGATGGCAGTTCATGTAAATATCGGGGGCCAAATGGAACCAGATGCTCCTTTGGATTTCTGATGGAAGACCGTTATTATAAGCGAATTTATGATCTTAGGGATTATTCGCTTAATAGTTTGGCTAACCATATTGAATTTCCAAATGCAAAATCTTCCCATGTTGAAATGATCCATATGTGTTTAAAACTTCAATTGGCACATGATTATGTACTATGTTCTGACGGCAAAGAGTTTGTTGATGAATTTCTTATGTTTGTAAAAACGATTGTAAAGGGACATAAACTTAAAATGCCATCAAAGGCTCGATTGGCTAAAATGAAAGCCTAAATAGAATGCTATGTGAGGTTCTATGCAAATTGAGAAGGCATAGGTAATCTAGTCTCATTTCGGCCCTAACATAGTTAACGGGAAGCGTCATTGCTTCCCGTTTTTCATTTCAGAAAGGAAACAAGAATATGCTTAATAAGGTATTCGACTATATCATCAAAAGTAGAACAGCAACCGCACAAAACTACATTCGCCATGTTATGGGATATGATCTTCATCGGTTGGCATCGGCCACAAAAAATTCAAATGGTACAGATGATCTACATCGTCAATTGAAAAAAGCTGAACTATATCAAAAATAACTGTTGACATTATCGCTCTGTTGCTCTATCCTGATAGGATCATAAGCAACAGAGCGAGCCACACAATGAATATAATCGGAAAAGTATGGGGAACAACTTCTCCCCTATTGATAACTCCAATGATTGAGGTCCATAAGATCAACATCAAGCCAAATTCATTTTGTTCGATGCACAAACATCAATTCAAACACAATATGTTTTATATCCTAGAGGGTAGGCTTGAGGTCCATGTTCAAAAGAATGATTATTCGCTGACAGATATCACAACAATCACTGAACATGAATTCACAACGGTTCGCCCCAACGAGTTTCATATGTTCAAAAGTCTTGATGATCCAGTGATTGCATTGGAAATTTATTATCTAGAAACTATCGGAGAGGATATAATTCGTGAAACGGTTGGCGGATCGATTACAGAAAGGTCAGATTGATATGGAAGATGAACGAGAAAGACACGACAAGAAAATTATTAAGTATGGAATCTATGGAACCATAGGCTTTGGTGTGTTATCCGTTATCATAGGGATTGTTTTTGTATATTTTATTTGGACTGCTATGGATGAATTGCCTCAAGAATTAAAATTGGTCCAGACCAATACGCCAAATGGTGTTGAGTATACCATCAGAAAAGATGGGAAAAATTAATAATGGCATTGAATCTAACAAATTCAGAAGAACTAGCAGCGGTGCTAGAAGAGATTGTATGGGATAAGGATGTCTCATACATTGATGCAATCTTGATTTATTGTAAGGAAAATGATATAGATGAGGCCGATATCGCCAGTCAGTTGACAACCAAAATGAAGTCAAAAATTGGCATTGAAGCAGAAAATTTAAATTATTTACCTAAAACAGACAGATTGCCTATTGACAACGACTAAATATATAGCCTAATATGAAGGGCGTATATGAATTGATTATGATTGTGTGGATAAGGAAAATATAAATGGAGAGAAAACAATATGAGTTTTGCTGAATTGAAGAAATCGAGAAAAGTGTCATTAAACAAGATCAAGGCGGAAACTGAAAAGTTGAATGCGTCTAAGTCTTATGATGATGAAAGATTTTGGCAACCAACTGTAGATAAGGCCGGAAATGGCTTTGCCGTCATTCGGTTTCTACCAGAACCTGCTAACGAAACTATGCCCTATATTCGATATTGGTCATATGGCTTCAAGGGTCCGGGTGGTTGGTATATCGAAAAGTCTTTGACTACTCTTGATCAGAAAGACCCTTGTGGTGAATATAACACGACTCTTTGGAATAATGGAACTGAAGCCGGTAAGGCTCAGGCTCGCGTTCAAAAGAGAAAGCTATACTATGTTTCCAACATCTATGTGATCAAGGACGTTGGAAATCCTGAGAATGAAGGAAAAGTTTTCCTTTATCGCTATGGTAAGAAGCAGTTTGAAATGCTTGAACGAAAGATGGAACCTGAGTATGAAGGCGATTCTCCTGTCAATCCATTCGATTTTTGGGAAGGTATGGACTTCAAGTTGAAGGTCCGTAAGGTTGGTGAATTCAGAAATTACGACAGTTCTGAATTCAGTTCTCCTGCTCCGCTTCTAGGTGGTGATGATGAAGCTTTAGAGGCCGTCTACAAGGCACAATATTCGTTGCAAGAATTGATTGCAACGAAAGAGTTCAAGCCCTATGCTGAGTTGGAGTCTCGACTGAAGCAAGTGTTAGGGCTTGATGGCGCGACATCTGATTCTCATTCAGATTCTGCCGAATCTGTTGAGGAAGCGCCGGTTCTCCGCTCGTCTGAACCACCACGGGCAACGCCGCCGTGGGGGAATGACGATGACGATGATGAGGATATGTCTTATTTCGAAAAACTAGCTGCGGAATAAAGACAAAATAGCGTACCAGAACGCTGAGACGGAAAAAGGGAGAGCAACGCGCTCTCCCTTTTTTATTCACCAACCAAAATCATTACGACCATCAGCGCCGCGTTTGACGCCAAACATACCATACATTTGTTCTCTATGTGGAGCATATGCATTGACCGTACTTTGTCTCACTTGTGTTGTGTCACCGCCCTTTAGAACAGTGTTGCTTGGTCCAACATTAATAGATGGCTTTTGGCTACTATATGGATGTCCCGTGGCTGCAATTTTCTGTCTTGGCGGCTTAAATTTTTCTTCAGTGGGCTTTATGTTGTCAGAAGTCAATGGTTTTGGTTTACGTTTATTAATTTCTTTTTGAATGTCTTCTTCACCAAACAAATTTCTTGTAATCCTATTGTTCAACATACCATCAGGAATGATGGACATAATTTGAGAATAGATATCGTCCCATGTAGGAATGAGATTTTCCATAAAATTTCCAACCTTATGAATCAAATCACCAATCGACTTACTGATTTTTCCTAACAAATCAAGATTTTGTATATCCTTCAGTTCCTTTTTGACGGCTTCCCATGTTGGAATCATTATACCAAACACTTCTCCAGTTTCACTGTTATAAATCCAATTTTTAAGTGGTGTTAGAACCTTATCCATGATAAACTTAGACAATATAACAATTGGATTATATGACATAGCGGTAAAGAATCCAGCCTTCACCTGATTCCATGTTGGAATTTCGATACCAAAAATCTTGGCTTTGGCATCGCCTTCCGATGGAGTGTAAATCCAGCCAACCAATGGCTTGATCACTTGTTCATCAATATATCTTGCCAACATCAAATATGAATGATGTTTGACGATCCCATCAGCAATCTCTTTCCATGTTGGAACTTCAATGCCAAAAATCTTAGTTTTGACTCCTTCGCTTCCTGAGGTGTAAACCCAACCAATCAAACCTTGTATCTGATCATTCATATAATTATCAATTCTGGTGAACATTTGATCTATCTCTCTCCATAGATTAAATTCACCTTTATCTGGATTGAATGAAAACACATTACTCAAAAACTTTGTTATCTTCTCGCCACTGATTTTGGTTCCGGTTAGGACGCGAGACAGTTCATCAAGACCAAGCAATTCCCATAGCTTACCAAGCTTATCATTAAACCATATACCGATACGCGCAAACATTGCGATTGCTGCGTCTAGGCCCTTCTCTGGCCTTTCTAGGGCCGTCCCAATCCATTCAACGGCATCACCAAAGAAGTCGCCAATCGGCTTCAGGATACCTTTGATATCATCCTTCTTGATGAGACCAAAGGTGAGAAATTCGACAATGGCTCCAACACCATTCACAACGGCATTTGAGATTTTTTCTGTCAGGCTCAATCCCAAGGCGCTATCATTAGCCCAACTATCAAATCCCGCCGTGATAGCATTCGCAATGGAGCCAATGATCAACAATGGCGTGAAGATTTTACTTAGAACTTTTAAGATTGTTCTGCCAGAAAATATGTTTATTGATAGTAATTTGAAAACACCTTTGAATAATCCACCAAACAGAAATGATAATCCTCTACCTAATTTTCCAATTCCAACCGTAGCAAGAATGCCCGCCAAGAAGTTTCCCATTCCATTTTTTACTTCAGCTTCTTTTGGTTTTGATTTATCAACAACTTTTCCAGCTTTGTTTCTAAATCTTGCTGCTTCTCTCTTATCTTCAAGATCAAATCCTACTTGTCTACGTTGCTCTTTATGCTTCTTCAATTGAATCGAAAACATACTTTCAATGGTTTCATGCATAGCAGTGATTGACTTCACAATGGACACACCGCTATGAATTACAGAGTTTTGTAGTTGAACGAAATTAGAAATTAGAATCTCTCTGTCCGATTCATCTTCCAAATTTCTTGAGACATTAGGTAGAGCCATAGTTTTTTACTTTCTTGCGATGTATGCAGTCATTCCAAAATATGCGCCAACGATACCAGCACAACTGATATAGAAGATGTCAACAATCGAACTTATTTTATCAATTCTTGTGTCGGGAATGAACGGCACAAAGAACAATAAAGTAACAGTTATCATTGCAGTAAGAGAAACCCAAGCCATATACTTTTGCGCTCTCGCCTTTCTCACCATAAGATTCATATCAACTTCTTTATCGTCCAAGACTCCATCGTTATTATAGTCTTTGTCTATACTAGTGATTTTCAATTTAGACATGATCGTTATCCTTGTTCTTATTTTTTTTCTTCATCCTCTAAAAATTGCAACAATAACGTAACGTAAATGTCTCTCTCATAGGGCATCATATTATCCAATTCAGTTAGACTATAATTATGATGCTGCATTAAAGCAAAGTTGGTCTTGTAGTGATTGATTAAATTGTCATGTGAGAGACATATTAAAAAAAACTTGAAAGACCCTCAAGTAACAATGTTTCTTTCTTATTGCACTTAGGACATATCCATTCAACTTCTTTACTTAGTTTTGGAATTTGTTTGAAGAATTCAACTAACTTGATAAATTGAGATTGGTTAAGACCATCAACCCAAGTCTTCATTTCATCTTTTGTAAAGTCATTATATACTTCATCTTCATCAAACACATAATCAACACAAGCCGCAATAGTCTCAAAAATGATCGTTGTTTCGTCACCGCCTGTAACCGCAACATCTTGAAAGGTCGGATATCTCATTACCACGCCTAATTTATCATTCAACATGATTTTGGTCTCAGGCTTAGTCCCTTGCACTTCAATTTCATCAAGATTAATCTTGACATCTGTTGCATGGGTACATTCAGTTTCGGATGGATGAGACAGCTTCAAATCAACGATCTCTCCGACGCTCTTTGATCTTAGCTTTAAAAAGAGATATTCGATATCGAAGGTAGCCAATTTTGCAATCTCAACACCTTCAGTCAGAATGCAGTCAGCCAAAATTCTAGCAATCGTTCGAATCTGTTCTCCTTGATCTTTTCCTTCTTGAGCCATCAGAAGAATCTTCTCTTCCTTGACCAAGAATGGTCGAAATGTGATTTGTTGTCCGGTTGATGGAATTTTGCATTGATATTCGGGTGTTGTTATCTTAGGTAGAGTCATATTATTCTCCAATTATTTATGATAAAATGTCTTTCAAGATTATATTTGTCACTTTTCTGACATCAGGGTTATTAAGAACTTCACGCACTTCATCGGACACCGGAAGATTCTTTAGATTTTCTAGATCAACCGCCGACGCCAATTGTCCGCCAATTGTTAGAAGCTGCATATCATAATCGCGATAGGCGAAAGTCACATTCAGTCTAATGATTTCTTCGCTGTTCCATGACACGGCAATGGGAGCAATTCCTATCGGATACGCTTCCTTAAAAATGTGCCTTGTCGTGAGGATTCCAGTTTCATCGAAAGTACGCACTTCAACATTTCTATTTTTAGCATAATCATCATAATATCCAACATTGTGTGATCCGCCCTTACTGTTTACGATTCTGTCATGCCAACCTTCGAAATAATGTTTTTCTCTTAGGTCTCTTGAACATATGATTCCTACAGTCGTATCAGTATAAGTTGCCGTATATGCAATCTTTCTAACAGGACCATAAATTCTATAATCATTTGTGGAAATTGTTCTGCCGGGCAATTCTGCTGTATCGGCGCGAAACATCATTTGCGCTTCAATGAATGAACTGCCATCGCCAGTGACTTGAACTTCAAATTGTGAAGCCCTTGCGATTCCTGATCGATTGATGTCAGATAAAAGTTTATTTGAATTGAATGACATATCTTATGGACCGCCTTTGATGATTTTTCTGGAATCTGCCCATACCTGTCCGCGTTTGGCCTTTTCGAATGCGTCAGATGGCATGAATAGAATAATGTCCCAATGAGTGGGATGAATTTCCATAAACCTTGATCGTACATGCGGAAACAAATAATGCTTCACACAAGGCTTGAACCACTTGAATTTGGATGAACTATTCAATAATTTGTAACTCAATTGAATTTTGGTGTTTTCATCAAATCTCTTATCGGAAGCCAACTCATAGAGAGCGTCCATTAGCTTTGCTCTCAGTGGCAATGGAAGATAATGAAGATTGATCGCATAGAAACCGCCCGGAACCTTCTTGAATGGGAAGATCAATGGGAATGTGTCATAGTATGGAAGTGTAGCCTTATGTTTTGGATCGTAATAAAAATGGAACATCTTACCAAGGACCGATTGATTTCTTAATTGGTCTGGCGTTTCTCTAATGATTTTTGATGGAGTCATGCGAAGTTTCTTGGCTTCTTGACGAAACCATTTTTTAGAATCTTCGGTTCTCGCTGGCATTTGTCCAGACTTAACACCTTTTAATAGTAGATCGTCAAATACAGACGCCATTAATATATCCTTAATTTATGTGGTCTCATATTTATATTTATGTCACTTGTTCCCAAACAAATCCTTTTCAGTTAACACGACAAATCTCCATCGTCTTGTCGCACAGAATTTTCGTGCTGCAATCCATTTTGCTTCATTGACCCCCCATGTCATAATTTCAGTTAAATATTTCTTGGTGTGTCTTGATTTTAACTCTGGCGGTCTCGTTTGTTTCGATGGTTTAACTTCAATGAGAATCTTTTGGATGTCACCTGTCTTCTCTTTTACAGTGATTAAGAAATCTGGAAAGTATCTATGTGGCTTTCCATCGATAGGACTCACATATGGAATCACAACTTCTTCACTTGACCATGACAACACACTACTGTTCATATCAAAATATTTCATTGCGGACAATTCCCAACTTGATCTAAAAACGATGTTGCTTTTGTCGCCGATATACTTATCTGGATACTTAGGCGAATAGTTGCCTCTCAGAAACTTCTTCATAATGATCTAATCCCTACTAAATAATCGTCCTGAGTATTTATATAAATATAAGTATACCATCAAGGAAGGTTAGAAGAACTTATGCCAAACATCAATCTTAATGCTTTTGTGTCAGGAAGTAAGAGCGCAGCACAACGTTTCAATGGAGTGCAACAACAAGCAGCTACCGGCGCATCATCAATTGCAAATCAATTTAATGCAAGCACAAACTCTAATCTTGGTGCGGGTGGAATTGGCGACAGATTGAATTTGTCGGATATTAGAGTTTTTGGTTGGAATCCAAGAACCCTAGGAGAATTAAGTTCTCTATATTCTGGTAAAAAGGGTGGGACTGTTATGTTGTTCCCTGAAGACTTGGATGATCATCATTTTATTAAATTTTCAGGAATCCGATTGAATCGATTAGCCAAAGATGAAAAGGCAAAAGAAGAATCGTTAGGAACCTTGGTTTTACCAGTGCCACCAAATCTTGGATTGAATTATGCCGCTGAATATGACAATGCCGATCTTGGCATTCTAGGTGCTGGCGTTGCCGGAACAGTTGACTTCCAATCGGCTATGGCCGGGACAAAGAGCATCGCTGAAGCTATTCGTATGTATGGTGGTGATGCTGTTAGCGGCGGAAACTCAAATGCATCAGGATCAGCCCTTGACATTGCAATGGGAGCAGGTGCAGTTGCGGCAGGAACATTAGCGACCGGATCGGTTTCAGGAATCTTAGGTCTCCTTGCGGGCGGCATCGGAGTGCAAACCGTGGTTCAAGGAGCAACAAAAAGATTTGGCGTTTCTATCAATCCCCATCTTACAAACCTATTTAAGGGAGTTGGATTCAAGAGTCACACATTTGCATTCAAGTTCATTCCAAGAAACCAAAAGGAATCGGCTCAAATCAAAATTATCATATCTTGGCTAAAGAACATGATGCTTCCATCCTTTGGTCCAGACAAAGAAAGTCGATTGTACTTTCAATATCCAGACGAATTTGATATCTCGTTTTCAACTACTTTGGCAAATCATTTATATACATTTCAAAGATGTGTCTTGACATCCATGAATGTTACATATAATGGCTCTGGCGTTCCAACTTTCTCTGAAGACGGCGCACCTATGGAAATTGATATATCTCTAAACTTTCAAGAGACCGTACTCGAAACATCAGATTATAATCGTAAAAGCGAATATCTAGAAAAGACTCAAGAAAAAACCGTATCTAGAAACAGCATTTGGACATAAGGGACACATCTGTATATGTCAGTTTATTTTTCATATTTTCCAAAATTGAAGCAAGACATCAAAAACAATGGATCAACAACCGAAGCGGTGAACATCCTAAGACGTTTCAAGATTCGTAATGACAGTCTTGACGTGGCAGGAACCTATTATGATTATCAGATGCAGGATGGCGATAGACCGGACATCATTGCTGAAAAATATTATGGTGATTCTGGATATGCATGGCTTGTGTTGTTCTACAACAAAATCATCGATCCATTTTATGAATGGCCGTTGTTCGGCACAGACTTCAGAAATTATTTGGTTTCTAAGTATGGTAGCGTTGAAACATCAAGAACAACCGTAAAATTTTATAAAAAGATCATCAGCGCCGAATTGATAAAGACCAACGGGACACGAATCCCTGCAATTAAATTAAATGTAGATCAGGCCACATACAACTCGCTTTCATCAAATGATCGTGAGATAGTTTATGCGTATGATTATGAGGTTGAACTAAATGATGAAAAGCGAAACATTAGATTGTTGGATAAGCGTCTATTGAGTAAGGTTGCTAATGAGGTTAAGTCTGTATTGAGAAATGGTGTATAATTATGGCAGATAGCGGATATAGAAATCTTAATGATATTGAAATTCAACACATATACTTTGTCACAGTCTATGGCGAATATATTGACATCAAGTCAACATTTCAAGAACTGAAGATAAATCAAAACATCGAAAATGCATATATGACATGTGAATTGGTTATATTTGATGGCGTTGCCTTGATCAGTAGACTAGCTAAATTGAAAGATGCACAAAGCGGGTTTACGGGCCATGAAGGACTGCTGATTTCTTATAAGAATGGATTCAAGGACGATGAATATCACAATCACTTCTTTGTTTTGAGTTCATTGGAGAGAGTTAGACTTAAAGAAAATCTAGAGGGCTTGGTTTTTGTTGGAATTTCATTAGAACAATTTGCGACATCAACAGTAAAGTTGTCAAGAGCCTTTGGCGTAAATCGAACACCAGAACCAATCAAAACACTGTATCCAAGCTATAACACATTATCCCCCTCAGTTCCGCCTAATGAAAAGGTTGGCAACACATCAAAGGACGTGGATGCATCATCCAGTCTGGAACAATATTTATTTTCGCAAGCGAAGAAAAAGTATGGTGGGCATGAATTGGCTCAGTTCATGGGACAATGTGCATTGGAAACGGATAACTTTAGAACATTATCTGAATATGCCTCAGGAAAGGCTTATGAGGGCCGTACAGACTTAGGAAATGTAAATGAGGGCGATGGTCCTAGATATAAAGGACGTGGCTACATACAGCTTACAGGCCGAGCAAACTATGCTTCATTTAATTCTAAGCATGGTGGAGCATCTGGACAGAACTTTATCAACAATCCTGATTTATTGAGTGAACCCAATCATGGCTCATTGGCGGCATTTAATTATTGGGACACTCGCGTTAGTCCAAGAATGTCAGATTTCTCAAACACATTCAGAGCAACTGAATTAGTCAGAGGCAATGCAAGTTCACCTGCTGCTCATTTGTCAAGAAGACAATACTATTATGAAAGATATTTACATATTTTAGGGTTAACGGCCAACACAGTTTCCAACACCGCATTTACAGACACAAGTGGTGGCGTGACAACTCAGGCCAATCTAAGACCATCAGGAAATGGTGATGGGAACACTATTGACAATTTCATGAAGGCTTTACATAGAGAGTTTTTTGATTCTTCTAAAATTAAACAAATTTATACTGGAATTAAGAATGACACATCAATTGAAATCAGTAAATCATTCGTTGCAGACAAAACAAAGACAAAACAGAGAATAGTTGTTCCTAATTTTACTTTAACAGAAACATTCGAATACTTCATCAAGGAAGCCGACAATTCAAATCAAGTTTCTCTATTTGTATATTATGAAGACAATGACGGCTATAAATTCAAGGATGTCGGCTCTCTCACCAAAGCAGAATCAAAAGAAACCTATATCTACTTGCCATTCAACTATCTTGATATTGGTAGTGGTAAGAATTTGATCGATAAGAACAAAATCGTTTCATATAAGGTGCTTGGAGAGAACAACAGTCTATTGCATAAGATCAGGGGAACATACAATTCAAAGACCATTAAGGTTGATGTTCTAGGCAAAAATTATGTGGTTGAAGACTATAATTATAAAAAGATGTCAGATCACTTCCCAAAACTGAACAACAAGTATAGAATCACCGGAAGCACAGAAGAAGCTATTGATAAATGTGCGGTTGTTAATTTGACAACCACAAGAAGAGGTCATGATGTTTCTGGAATCTTCGCTGGTGAAGCGCCAAGACCAAAGATCAGAGACAGCTTAGGTGCTTCTCGTAGATCATATAGAAATCATTTAAACAATGTGAAGATGATGTTGGAGGTTCCGGGAAACTATAATCTAAATGTTGGAGACAAGATTGCGGTGATTATTCCAGAATCAACAACTCTAAGCACAGAAAAAGATAACGAAAACAAAATAGATAAATATCTTAGTGGATATTATCTAATCACGCTGTTAACACAAAACATTACTATGGATATGATTACAACGTCCCTTGGAGTCATTAAGGACACGGAATCTTCTTTGAGTCAAAAGGACTTTGATTTATTTGATGGCGTAACCATAGGGAGAGCATAACGATGAGATTTTCATTTTCAGAATTTAATGACATGCAAACGGTTCAACAATTAGACGAAAAGTTGATCATTGTCGGTAAGGGCGCACGATACGGACAAATTGTCTTTTTGGCTGGCGGTGCAGGATCGGGTAAGGGCTTTGCAATTAAAAATTTTATGCAAGGAGAATTATTCAAGGTTCGTGACGTTGATGACTTGAAATTGGCCTTTTTGGAACTAAATAAACTTACAGGAAAGTATCCTGAGTTGGCACAACTTAAGCTAAAGAATCCTCAAGATGTCTTCAAGCTTCATATGTTCATCAAGAAGAAGGCCATCAAGGCAAAAACATTGATCAATTTATTGGCATCCATCGAAAGTGTCAATGCCGGTAAACGTGGTGTACTGCCAAATATCCTTTTTGATATCACGCTACAGGATGTGGATGATATCAATGAAGTGACTCCATTCTTATTGGATTTGGGTTATAGACCACAAGATATGCATCTTACATGGGTTTTGACCAACTATAAGATTGCGGCAGAAAACAATAAGTCAAGAAACAGAGTTGTTCCAATTAGAATTTTGATGGGAACCCATGCTGGCGCATCTATGTCTATGATTGGATTGGTCCAAGGAAAGATGCCAAGAGTCATTGATGGTCAAGTCAATGTCATTTTGAACAATCCGGAACAGACAATTTATTATGCTGATAATTCAGGACGTGACGCACCGGGAACTGATAACCGGAAAGACGCATATAAAACCAAAGAAGGTAAAGTTGTGATCAAGGACTTCAAATATATGAATCTAAAGAAAGAAGGTAAACCCTTCAATGATGAAAATAAAGTTCTAAAACAACTTTATATGTGGGTCAAAGATAACATTCCAAAAGCAGCAGTTAAGAAAATAGAGGAACCAGAACTATGAGAAAATCAAAAAAGACATCAGAATTTCTACAAGAGATTTTAGAGCCTGATAATCATATTCCAGAAGTCGAGGAAGTCGAGGAAGTCGAGGAAGTCGAGGAAGTCGAGGAATTGGTGGAAGAATTGCCAAAAACTATGACAAAGAAGGTTTATGTTAAGCCGGGCTATTATGCAAGAATGAAGGACGATAGTTAATTTAATTTATGAGAAACTTTTTATTTCAAGATGGTATGGTCGGATTTATTGGTGTTGTTGAAAATCGCATCGATCCAGATCAATTAGGTAGAGTGCAGGTGCGTTGTCTAGGTTGGCATACTGATGATAAGAGTCAAATTGAAACGCACCATCTACCTTGGGCCATTGTTATGAACTCAACGACATCAGCTTCCATTAGTGGCATTGGGCATAGTCCAACTGGCATCGTGGAAGGAACATGGGTTTTTGGCATCTTCATGGATGGTCAATATGCTCAAGAGCCAATGGTCATGGGAACATTGCCGGGCGCGCCAACACAATATGCAGATGTCGATAAGGGTTTCAATGATCCTAATGGAAACTATCCAAGATATGTCAATGAGTCTGATGTGAATGCGCTTGCTCGCGGAACGAACACTAGACCACACAATTCAGATTCTGCGATTGGCGAACCACCAGATTCTTATAAATCTCAATATCCATTCAATCATGTCTATGAATCCGAGAGCGGTCATGTCAAGGAATATGATGACACTCCCGGCAGTGAACGAATTCGTGAGGTTCATAAGAGCGGAACAAAATATACAATTCATCCGACAGGCGATAGAGCGGTGCATGTTGTTGGTGATAATTATCATGTGGTTGCCGGAAAGAATAACATTCATGTTGGTGGAAGTGTCAACATCATTGTCAATGGTTCTGCCAATATAACTTCAGGCGGAAGC